TGAGTTGTTGATTTGGTCAACAATCGTTGGAAGTATGTCTTGATAGGTTATATCTGCAACTCTATCGGTAAATACCATTCCTGCCATATTATCTCCTTTTATTATTATTTCCTTCAGCAATAAAAAAAGCCCCCGAAAGGGCTTTAGCTACTGCCTGATGACTAAATAATACTAGACTTTCTTGGGCTTTGCAATAGTTTCAGTCTTTTTAGTTGAAAGACCAGCTACAAGTGCCTCTAATTCGGCTACACGAGCTTCTAACTTGTGTACTGCTGAAACGTGAACGTCTTTGTGTTTGTTTAATATTGACTCTAATTCTTGTATTGCTTCACGATAGTTTTCCTTGTGTATGTGAAGTCTAATTTCTTTAGACACGTGTTCTGCTTGTTCGTGTGTCCATATACCTGCTGCTTCAAATGCTGCTATAAACCAATTTTGCATATTTCTCCTTTAAAGTTCTAATCCCTCTAAGTATAGTTCTAAATCTCTGGAACTCATTCCACGTGTCACTCGTGGCTTGCTGTCCATAGCTCTACTCTTAGTGTTGGATGTTCTTCTTGCTATATTTTCTCGCTCTGCATCTTCTGCTTGTACTTTTGGATCTACTTTAGGGTTTTGCCTCCTGTACATAGCGTATGCTTCTTCAAAACCTACATGTCTATAAGGTCGACCAGCGTTATATTCATTTAAGTATCTTTGATTAAGTGATTCTTTAAAATCAAGTATTGCTTGAATCTCTACAGTAGCTGGGTCTTTCTCAAAGTCTGGGCTATCAGGTGCTGTCCTAAATTTAGGTAGTTCACCTTCTTTTTGTAATCTATTAATGTCTGCTCTATCAGCGTTATCTTCAAGTGTTTTAAATTCGTTAGCTGCCTTAGTGGTTTCTTGTGCTCTAAAATCGTTCTGTAGTTGAACAGCTTTTTGTTCCATTAAAGCAAAGTTCTTATTAGCAATGCTCATTTCACGTTGGTCTACATACTGGAATCCGCTAGGTAATTGTTCCGGACTATATACGGTATATTCCTGTATTTCGCCATCTCCAACTTTTCCCCTAACAGTAAGTGGTGGTAGGTTGTCAATTATGTAGTTTTGTTCTGGAGTTAAGTCAGCACGACTAACTGTTTCTACTTCTTGTTTAGATTCAGATACAACGACTTCTTCAGCTTCTTCTTCCTCGTCATCTATTGTATAACCGTCATCGGCTTCTTTGCTTGATTCAGCTTCCTCAGATTCAACTTCTTCTGCAGTTTCTTCTGCTTGCTCAACTGCTTCATCCTCTTGTTCTGTCTCCTCTTCAACATCTTTAGGTTCATCTTCTACTAATTCCTCCTTTATAGGTTCTAAATGATCGTCTAATGCGTTTAGCTTTGCCTCTAGTTCAGGACTAGCTGTAAAGCCTGGTACTGCTGCATCTGCCATAGATTACTCCTTTTATCTTGGTTTTATTGTATCACAAATTAGAGATTTGGCAATTGAGTAGGACTGTTAGGTTGAATTCTAACTGTCTGTCCTGCGTTGGTCAAAGTAGGTGCTGGAGCCCCTTGTTGTGGAGCTGGTGGCATCATTGGAGCTGGGTTTTGTCCGAACTGTGGAGGTAATGGGAATGGTCCGTTTTGTGGCGGCATCATCTGAGGTGCTGGTGGCATTGGTGCTCCCATTGGCATTGGTTGTGCGTTTGGCATCTGTGGTGGCATTCCACCCATTGGAGGTTGTGGAGGTTGTGGTGGTTGGATAGGCTGTTTAACATCTAGCATTTCAACACCCTGTTCTGCCATTTGGTCAAGTGAAGTTCTAGCTTCAAGTGATTGTAAAGCTTTTTCAACAAACTTAATAAATGCGTTCTGTATAGATTTCTGGTTTTGTAGAAAGTCATCAGTAAGCATAATCTTTCGTAATGTAAGAACAAACTCTTTGGTGCAGTCTTTTGGATCCTCTGGCTTCTCACCATTTTTAACCATAGTCCAAGCCATGTAAGCTTTAGTCTGGTCAATTTCTTCTAATGCGTCACGAGCAAGAGTCATTGGGTCGCTCTTGAACTTAGCCCAGTTATCGTATAGCTTCTGTGGTGTTTGTAAATGTAGCAATCGGTATACGTCAAGTGGAGCTAGTAGTCCATCTTTAGAAAGGTTCATAGCAATAATCTCTTCACGTTGCTTGTCTAGTGGTGGAGTAGAGCCAGCTTTTACTGAAACTGCAATTCCGTCTTCAAATAGGTATCTGTTAGCTACTAAGTGGTCGTAGTTACCGTCACCACCGTTATAAATAAAGTAGTGGTCTTTGTTGTACCATACAACCATCATCTGAGTAAGGTAGTTGTAGTACATGGTAGAGAATCGGTCTATAGATCGTACGTATAGGTCTTGTCGTCCTGAAGCTTGGTTCTTCTTTAAGATAGTTTGTCCAAGTGTGTTCTTTTCGTTATCGGGTGAGTCAATACCAGAAAAGTCTACTGGAGCACCCATTAAGTTAGCTACCTGAGTTCGTAGGTCAATCTTGTCTTGGTATAGGAACTGTGGAACAACTGGAGGTGGTACTTGGTAAACCATGTCTTGTGTAGATTTTCCAAGAGTCTTAATAATAAGTCGTTGATTAGGGTCACCAGTAAGGTTCTGTAAGTCGTCTTTAGATAGTCCAGAGTCGCTAGAAACTACTAATAGTCCGTTAGCTTTGTCGGCTACTTCCATTAATTGTCGTCCACGCTTGTTCAATACGCTCTGTAGTGGCTGTGCCTGTTCAATAGCTGATGTAATGTCAATCCAGTGAGTGCCATCGTTGTCAAAGTTAAGTGCAATATAAGGTTTAACTGGCATATCAAAGAAGTTTCGCTTCTTATCTGAGTAAATGTAGTGTGGATTCTTGGTTTTTTCCAAAATTACGTCTGCAAAATAGTAAACTAAAGCTTCGTGTGGTTCATATTTCTTGTCATAGTAGGTAATGTAGGTTTCATGAACGGCTACAATCTCTTCTCTTTGCTTGTAAGTGCCTCTTTTAATGCCTGCAGCGTTGTAAATCTCTTCTTTTTTCTCTGGCCAGCGGTGACACATCTCGTTAATGGACATTTTTAGTGTCATATCGATAAATGCTGGGTTTTCGCCCTGTCTAGCGTTCTTATCTATCACAACGTGTTCAGGATTTACAGCTATTGGTATAATTTCACCGTCTTTTCCGTAATCTGGGTCGAATTCAAACTTTATTAGTCCAATTCTCTTATTTAGAGCGTTTCGAACTACGTTTTCCATAATTCTACCCAAATTCATCTTCTGTGAGTGAGCCATGTGTATTTTTTCAAGGTCTAAAGCGAATTGTCGTGACATTGGGGTGTCTTTAGCTGGCATAACTTCAGATTGTGGTTCACGTGCAGTCAAGTAAGCCATAATAGCTTGTTCTGCTATGTATACCTGGTTTTCAATGTAAGGCATTTGGAATCTGTAAAGCGATCTAACGTCTGTCTGCTTACCTAAGTAAACTCGTTCGTTATCTCCACGTACCTTGGCTAAGTTGAAACCGTCTGGTGTATCCCAGTAGTCTTTTGAGTCTTGCACTCGGTTCTGAATGTTCTTAATAAGTTGTTCGTCATCAAGGTTAAGTGATAAAGAGGGTACAGTATCAATAACGTCTGACTGTCCTTGATAATTGTCTACCTTAATGTCGTTTAGCGGTTTAGCTACTTGTTCTCTGTCCCAAACTGTGCTCATATTGTCCTTAAATTAAAAAAGCCCGTCAGGGCTGTGCTTTATTTGCCTATAAATTGTATTATACATTATTTTTTCTTTTTTATCGAATTTGAATTTTTCTTGAGGTGGAAATGATTTCGGCAGAGTATTTGTGAGTATTCTCCACCGATTCCTGGTATTACGTACTTGCCTGGTTTCCTGCAATTCCCGAAGGTGCATTTTTTAAGCAAGTCTAGCTCGTTCATTGGAATAGCACCTGGTATTTAGTAGTACAATCTTTGCACTTGTATTCTATGTAGTGTGATGATGGACCATAAGCTTTATCATCCGACACCCCACCATTAGAAATGACAAAGTGATTACCCGAAGCTCTGAATAACGGCTTGCGGCAATTTAAACAAAAGATAATGTTTACTTCTCTTTTAGGTAATAAGTTGTGGTATACGTACATTGTTATAATCATTGATAGCGTTCCTCCTCTAAGTGTCGCTGCATTACTTCACTAATATCTATGTGGAAAGCTTCTGCTGTTCCATCTTCTTTTACGTAAAAAGACTTCTTTTCTTCTAGCTTAATGCCAGATGTTACAAGTCCTACGGTACCTCCTGAGCTACGTGCGTATGTTTCCATAGCGTACCTAAGAGCATCTAGTAAGTGATCGTTACCTCCTTCTGGTTTGTTTATAATTTTATCGTCTTTGTCAGTTTGCCATAAGTAGTTTCGATATTCCTTGAGCAAATTAACGCTCCGCTTAGTAAGAGAGATACGTTGGTCTTGTATATATTGGATTCCTTGTAAGATAGACCCTGCACCCTTCTGTGCTGGAAGAACGTTCAGTCCGTACAATTTGAGCTCGTCTATGGATTTGGGTTCGGCTGAATCCGCTATTATGAGAGTCTCTGGATCTGATGACGCATTTAAAAAGTCTGCTATTTCTTTATTGGAAACACCCTTACGGTACATCTTCTCATCTAATATGAATCCTCCGTTATAGTAATACACGTCAATAATCGCAGTAGGGTCGTTAGAGTACCCAAAGTCTAATCCTCTACGCTCAAGCCTTGCCTCGTGAGGTATAGAGTCAAGTACAACCCAATCCTTGTATATACGAGATTCTACTTCACCTAGCTGTCCTAGTCCGTATACAAGCCACCAGTTCTTATTGTGTTTGTGTGATTCAATATCGTCTACAATTGATTTATCTAGAGCCTCGTTATCTTTATACGTGAGAGTTATGAAGTCGCACTTGTAATGTGGCATTATCTCTGTATACCACCAGAATTCATTAGTAGGGTTCCAGTCTAACCAAATTGTCTTTCTAGTACGTATACGCAGTTGGTCGAACTCTTCATACCCAATATTGTTTGCCTCGTTCATAAATAAGATGTCACGCCTAGGTCCTCGTACCTTACCTGGCTGGTCAGCTGAGAAAAACTCTATACGACTCTTATTAGGAAACACATAGGTAAAATCAGTCTTAGACCATTCATCATCTTTAAAGTACCCAGTATCTTCCATTATCATAAGAAAGTCTCTCATAGCACCTCTACGTAAGTGAGGAAACGATTCTGATACTACTGAGATAAGAATATTAGGATTAGTTTGTGCTTGGTCTATAAGTATCTGAAGTATTGAGATTGTCTTACCTGCTGATGTACCACCTGCTACTCCTCGTATTCTATTTGTTAGCTTAAGCAGTTTAATGGTGGAGGTTGTCTTGGTGAAGCTCATAAATTATCTCCAAACCCAAAAGACGACTTATCTTTGCTTCCATTTTCAGGGGTAGGGGTATAGTAGGCAAGATACTTGACAACTTGACAAGGGGGGCTATTCAACACGTTATATAAAGCCGTATTTTTTGACACCATAACAGGGGTAGATAAAATACTTATTATAACATCATAAACAGGGGTAGGGCATAATACTTCGTACAATATATGTTTTACGACGTTATGTTTTAAGAGTTTAGATGTAT